GTCAGGTAGAAGACGGGGATCTTGGCGGGGTAGGACAAGTCCTGCTCCCACGAGTTGGTCGACGGGGTAGAAGTCGAGACGATATCCACCTGTAGGTCTTCGTCAAAGAACGTGCCCCCCGCCAACTCAAAGTAGGCGTGGCTGTCCTGCGAACCATCTTGGTTGAGCACGTAGTTACTGGTGGCGAAGCCGCTAGCAATAGCGGCACCACGAGTCCGGTGTAGATATTCGTGCGTCTGCCAGTCCAGTACAATGCCGTGACGCTCATCCGCAAAGAACTCAGCCTGCTGAGTAGTGGTATTCCAATACACATACGCTGTAGGACAGTCTTGGTCCCAAGTGAAGTATGCGGTCTTGTATTGGAGATTGCCCTCTGTATCAAAGTAAATGTAGTACAGATCACTGGCATCTGGAATTGTTACCGACAGTGCGGATGTCTTAGAAAAAGCAGTACCAGCGCACCACACCGTGTAAGAGTCGCCTACAGGCGAAATAGTGAAGGTGCGGGTGGAGTCATCGAAGGACATCTGGCTGTCCGTACGTACTGCATGGCCCATCGGCTCACCGGTAGCGGTGATGATGGCGGTCGCTACTGGGTCGGTCTCTTCGTGAGTGTGGGGGTGCTCGTGCTGATACCCGATGGTGTCGAGAGCGGTCAGCCAGTAGAACTGGGTCAGGTCATCCGAGACGGCGATGAAGAGGGCGGTGCCGACGGAGGGGACGTTCCACACGCCGTCCGTCTGCGTGAGGCCGACAGTGGGCATCTGCACTACCGAGTCAGCACCCAGCAGTGACGGGACACGGACAGTCGCCGCCCCCGTAGAGGTGTTGGAAGAGTGGACGATGGCCCTGTGGATGTTGAAACTACTGGTACTCACGAACCCGTGCCTTTGATGCGACCCATACGTTCCTATCGTACAGGGACTTGGGCGGCTTTTGGAAGGGGGCCGTGTTGTCCTGCTCCAGAGGGATGGTGCGGTTCTTCGCCAACTCCAACTCCGTGATGAAGGCATTGGAGTGGGCACGGTGCCTGACCTCCTTCACGCACCAGTACCCGTCGAACTCAGCGGAGTACTGGTCGACGTTCACCACGCCCCCCGGCACGCACCCAGCGAGACCGATGACGGTGGCGGTGGCTCGGTAGTCGTACTTCTCCTTGTCGATGGCACGGAGCCTACGACGAGCCTCACCGAGACTCTCAGCGTAGTCACCAACTCGGTTCTGGAACCGTGCGGGGCTGAGTTTGGGATTAAGAGTGTTTGTCTTGAAGTTGTACACAGAGTTGTTAGGGTCAACCACTGCGATCTCGTTCTCCTTGTAGCGACCGTCAGTTGCACGGCTAGAGAACGTACCCGTGAACTCCATGATGTGGCCGGGTTCAGCGTTCGATGTGACGTTAGAGCCGACGATGGTCCTGACGTTGTGGAACGACGTCTGCCTGCTCAGCACCGACTTGGGGTCATATACGTGGATATGGGTACCGTGGGCGGTCACCGCATAGCCCAGCATACCTGCGTACTTGGTCAGGAACTGCCAGTCAGACTCGTTGGCCTGCACGAGGCGGTCGATAACGAAGTCGTCGGAGGGCACGTCCACGCTGAACCGGTACTTGGCGGCGATCTCCTTAGCCACGTCGCTCACCTTGCGGTAGTCCCATGTCTTGCTGGCGCTACCACGCATGATGTAGGAGGCCCCCATACAAACCATCCTTGCCCTCTGGAAGGGGCTCTCGTTCATCAAGCCACCGGCAGTCTTGGACACGGGGCGCACATCCTCGACGTAGCCGAAGAACTCCTGCACGAAGTTGACGCCAGTGTCCATCTTCATCTGAACCGGCATACCGTAATAGTCCGTGATGGCACGGGGCGGGATACCAAGCACCTCAAACACCAGCATGTCGTGCTGGTTCTCTGCTAGGTCCAGTTCAAGACTCTCTAGGGCGTTGTAGTCCACCGCCACGCCAGCGATAGACAGTTCGATAGAGGGGGACACCCCGTACGGGGTCTTTACGATCATGACGAGGGGATACGGATTACGTCTCCGAGTGCCAGACCGAGGGGGTACTTGATCTGTGGGTTGATGTCAGCAATCTCCCAGTAGCGCTCGGTGGTACCGAACAGGCGTGCCGAGATGCGCTCAAGCGTGTCCCCCGCACGGACGGTGTAGAGCGAGTACGAGGTCGCCCTGTCGGCGGTCCTCGTAGCCGTCATGCCAGTTTCGTCTAGGGAGTACCGGGAGAGTGCGCTGTAAATGGCCATAACCTATACCTAACTAAACTCAGCAATTGAAGCAGGATCAAGTGTATCAATGCCAGAAGAATCTGGATGGTGAGTCCAACCAGAACCAGAAGGGGTAGAGAGTGACAAAGTCCGGCCATCTTCTGTAGGGGGTTTCGACGATTCATTGGAGGTGGAGCCTGTGTCGCTGTTATCAGGTACAGCGGTATCGTCGTTCACGGGTGAACTCCAGTCAAAGTTGGATTCTATACTCACGTCAAACAACGAGTTAGCGGACATGCCGTCTACGTCCTGCTCTACGTTCTTTAGGTTTGGGTACTTCCTAACGTAGACGGCTGACTTCTGAGCAGTGCTAGATCCGATAGTCGCGTTAACAACTGTTGCAAAAAGAATGTAGTAAGCGCCTTGGTGGTGCGTCTCGACAGTCTTGCACTGCTGAGTGCTACCGTCATTAAAGGTATGCAAAAAGGGCTTGCTTCTGTCATCTGTGGCGGACTTAAAACCTTTACTGTTTACTTTGTGAGCCCTAAATCTCTCAATGTCGTCAACAGTTGTTATTGTGTTAATACCCTGCCAACTTTCTGGTACATCACCATCCGCATCAGGCTCTGCGTAGTCTACAAGTAGGTTGGTGGAGTCAAGTGACAGAGACCAAAGACGCTTAGATGACTCGTAGATGCGACGAACTTCATTAGGATTTTCAGACGTTTCCGAATTTACAGAAGTGTCCTCATTGAAATGAGTAGTCTCTGGCACTCTCTTACCGCCGATTACATTGCCAGCAACTTTGTCTAGTAACTTCCTCGCTTGACTAGCATTGTCGAACTTCCAAGCATCGTATGTAATACGCTGTTTACCTCCAGATGGTGGACGAGTTAATGTCTCGTAGTTCTCAGTCGTTACGCTCCGTGGTTTGCTAGACCCGTGCTCTGTGTTCAGTATGTTATCTAGATACAAAACAGACTCAGGTTGCAAGAATCTGTAACAGTGTACTTGCGCTGACACTTCAATGGATACGTTAGTACCTGATGCAATCAAGCCTGCGACAACGTTGTTTTGTAGATTGGGAAATTCCAAACGGATGTGCTTCGGAGTCCTGCTTCCAGCAGTTACTTCAGGGGCTTGCTTGTTACCTTCGGGTTCCTCAACGCCGTGCAGAGCGTATCTCTTCTCGTTTGCAACCGGAGCAGCAACTTCGCCTCCCAGTAGAGAGCCGTTACCATCGTCAAAGTCTTCGTTAGCCGAATCAAACCAGTTGTTGTACTGTTGAGGTAGGGGGGCACTGATCATACGGTTGAAGTCACGGTGATCCTTGTCAGGGTAACCGTTCTTTCTAATACCGTCAAAGTCACTACCGTCGTCTTTGTTGTCAGATACAACGAACAGTTCCACCTTGCCAAAGTCACTGTTCATGGCGTCGACGTACTCTGGGTCAATCTCACCAAACGATCCTGCGTTTCTTACAGCGGATTGCTCGTCGGCAAACCTAGACAGATCAGCCAGAGCGTTGGTAAAGAACGTGTCCTTCTTAGCAAACCCGATGTACTTAGCCTCAAGGGTGATGTCCACACGTGCCTGAATGGGCACCATGTTCGTACTGAACTTCTGGTAGAGAACGTCAATGTCCTTTACCATGCCCTCTACGATGTACAGCGAGGAGAACACGATACGAACAGGCAGGGGGAGCAGGAAAGCGCTGTTACCCTTGTTAACTGCCACCAAGTCATTGAACGAATCCATGAACTGGTCAACGGTTAGGTCGTCGTCTTCACTAGCGAAAGCCCTAATGGTCTCTGTGTTGAAGAACGATGCCTCGTTGTCCTCTACACCTTGGCTGAGTTTGTTAGACATATACTCACTGACTCCGACTCCGATAATGGAGAAGAGCGAGGCCAAATCGTGGAGCACACCGACGGTGCCCGGAGATGCAGTCTCCCACGGGTTGTCTGCGCGTAACCTTAGTGCCTCTCTAACAGGCTCAACGCCGTTGACAACTTCCATAGTCCTATCAAAGAAAGTAGAAAACTGGAAGGTTACGTTCCCCGGAATAGGCTGTACATACTGAGCCGGGTCAGATTGTAGGAAGTTAAGAATGGACGAGTTCTGCGACACCGACTGGTTGATAGACGCTGGATTGAACTGGAACTGGCACTTGCGAGAGGCTCCACTTTCCTTCAGCAACGAGCGAATGTAACCACGCTTTAGAGTCGTACTGTTAGGAACTGTGGCGTTGCCTTGTACCCCAGTGCCGGTGCCCAGCGTGCGGACCCTGCGAGTAGGGTATATAAACCTATCGTTATCTGCTTCTGTGATGTAGTACCCAGCATCGTTCTTGCCTGAGGCAACGATCTCGCCTTCTTCTCCGATGAGATTGTGCCATTGGTCGTTACGGTATGACATTAGGCGTGCCTCATTCCAAGCATCTCGACTTCTTCCTTGATCATACTACTCACCGTCTTAGCGATACTCCTGAGATCAGGGGTGTCGGGGGAGCCGTTGAAGTTGATGACCGGGGATACGTTCACGGTCGGGGACGACGTGAAGTTATTGGTAGTAGAACCGCCAGCCCTGCTTACCGGCTTAGCGTCGGAGGGTGCTGGGTCTCCGGCCTCGGAAGTTAGCGACGCCGCAATGTTCTTGGCGGTGGGGAGCATATCGTTGTAGTTACTGCCACCGTAGGCTGTCCAACCCTTCTCCCAACCCTGCCCTCGCCAGATGCCCAAGGCGACACGGAGATTGGTGGCAGGATCGAACAGGTCCTCGTTACTGCTGAGTCCGTAGGTCTTGAGGCGCTCGTTGCCCATCTCAAAACCGTCTCGGTTAAGCATGTTGACCTGCATAAGGCCATACGAGTTGTCATTTCCATGTGGGTTGTGTGCCCCAGAGTTGAAACTACTCTCCCCGTAGGCAACAGCGATGACGTTAGCGATCTCGTCCTCCGGCCAACCTACCTCTAGGGCGAGCCTACCGATCTCTTCGGCAGTCAGTACCTTGCCAGCAGAACTCTTGTTGGCGGTGCTCCTACTACGCCTTCTAGCACCTCGGCTACCTTCTGAAACACGACCACCGGCAAGGAAGCGTGCCTGACCACGAGCCTCGTGCTCAGCCATGAGTTCAGTGATGCTGGTGCCGGTGATACCTCCGAAACCGCCGTGACCCATGTCGCCTTCGATCTTCGGTCCAGAGTCTGCACCTCGGTTACGCCTGCCACGTCGTCTGCGGGATGACGATGCCGTACCCTTGGGGTCCCACTCCGGCCCGGTGTAATCAGACCTGTAGCGTGGCACGTTGTCTGGCTGAACGTGCCACGGCTCGTCGTGCCGCCAGCCCTTAGCACGCCAGTTGTTAAGGCCAAATTGAGCAGAGTTCTGAACAAGCCAGTCACGGCTCGGGTCTTCTTCGTCAAACAGGTCGGCGGCGAGGCCGATACCGTGCATTGACCTACCGGGAGCGGCGGTAAACGGCTTACCGGGCTTCGGCTTCCAGTACCTACCGTCCCACTCGGTCTCCGAGTTGGCCTCGTCGGTCTCTTCCATCTGCTCAAGGAACAACCGTTCCTGATGTGATTCGTCACGATAACCGCTGGTAATACCGATGCTAGGTCGAGCACGCATAAGCCTGAGAAGACGCTCACGTAGTGTTGGATGCAGATTACGCATACGCTCTGTGTTACGGAACTCAGACAGTGGCATCTTTCTACTGCCAACGTCTCCGCTGGGCACCAGAATCTCATGGTCTTTAGAACTGTCGTCGGGAGACACCGGCTTGGAAGACGGGGGCGTTACAGCGGCTGACGAGGGAGCGCCCCCGTCACCGTCACCGGAGATACCGATGGCCCTAGTGACCGGCCTTGCCCCAGCAACCAAGTTGTCGATCTTGTTGACGAACTTGTCGATGGCAGTAGAGAACCTAGTCAGTGTTTGCTCAAGGCGCTCTCCCTGAGCAAGACCACCGAGAGTGTCCCGTACCTGAGCCTCTTGACGTGCGATCTGTAGGCGACCAGTCTCCTCACGCTGTGTAGCGAAGTTATCCTCGATACCTGCTATCTCTCTGTGTGATGCTCGACCGGGGTCGTACATGCCCTGACCGCCAGCCGCCCTAAACGAGTTCTGAGCGAGGCCGTACTGGATGAACTCAGTCTGCATAGCATCGTCTAGCCCAAGATCAGCGAGACGCATACGGGTCACCGACCCCGGCATGAGGGCGCTACGAGCGATAGCAGGGTTGTTGAGTCCTAGCCTGTCAACAATCTGCGCACGCATAGCAATAGGGTCGTTGAGTTGACCCCCTGCGGTAAAGGCGTTAACTCCACCCATGAAGAACATACGGTTAGCAACCTCAGGATTCATGAGTTGTTGCTGGTTAGACAGCACTTCAGCGGTGGAGAGGCTGTAACCGGAGAGGGCACGGAGGCCCGACACAGAGCGGGCGTAGTCCTGAGGCAGATCGAAGTAGCCGGTCTGGGCTTGGAACCCCATGAAGGCGTCGTGCCCGCCACGCCCCAGTCGATACGCATTAAGAGGCTGACGCATGTTCTGCCCGACTTCAACACGTGACATACCAGTCAACTGTTGTAGTTGGACGTTACGCTGGTCTAGAGTCAGAGCGTAAGCCTCATTACGGTCAAGTCGGCCAGTGGAGAAGTTGAGTGCCGCACCGGCAACACCTACGACGGCACCTGCTATGCCAGCCGCCATACCACCTGCCCCAGCGCCTCGCATTGAGGCGAAGCCGCCTGCACCACCTGCGCCGCCACCCCCAGACACCATGTTCTTACCAAGTTGGAACTGCTGTATGCCGGTACGTAGGCTAGCGAACCCACTGCCAGCGTCTGACTGACCGGGCAGTTCGGGCATCTTGGAGGAGCCCTTGGCTAGGTAGTTACCTCCACCTCCACCGATACCGCCACTGGCCTTGGACGCTCTATCGAGGGCGTCTGCTAACCGCTCGGCCTCGTCTGCAAGGCTACCGAGGTGTCGTTTGAGGGTGCTAATGGCCTGAGCATCAACGGAGAGTTGCTGGCGGGAGGACGACAAACTACCGGCGTTCTTGCCGCCGATACGACTCTGCCCTACCTCTACGTCTGGATCAGCCACTATAGCCTCCGCTACTTGTTACGCCACCTCGCCATACGATACCAGAAATCACGCTGGCGAACTGACATAGATCTGATGTCTGCTAAAGCAAACCCTTGGTAAACAGCGGCTATCTGCTCGTATTCCCAGTATAGTACCTTCGGACTAGCCGAATAGAAGTGAGACCCAGTCGAGCAGAATTGGCATATCCTTGCCGCAACTTGCACACTGAGTCTCCACCTCCTCTAGATTAGGCCCAATCTCGACCTCAAGGAGGGCATCCACCAACTTCTTACGGTCTGCCATACGGAGACCTCGTGCCCACCCCATGAGGCTGTCGGGGCGGTCCCCGTCTGCCCACACGGCACACTGTGCAATCATAGCAGTATTGATCTCAGCATCGGTCTTAGATGACTTACTAGTGTCAATACTGTCTTGACCGTTAGGAAGACGCAGACGCACAGTACCCGTGCTGATCTCGACCTCAATACCCTTCTTGAGGTCGAAGTCTGGGTACTTCATTTGGAAGTCCTTGTCGAGTTCCAGAGTCACGTCGTTCATAGTGTTGCACTCTGGGCAGGGGACGTGTACGGTGCGGGCGTTACCATACGTGGCCTTAACGACAGCCAAGTAGGCAACGTCACGGTCGGCAAGCATCAACTTGTTGACCAACGCCTCACCACGAGTACCGTTGGGAATCTCAAGGTCACCAATACGGACAATGGCCCTCGTCAGAAGGGCTGTCATGTACTCGGCGTACAGCAGACCCTTCTTCTTCTCAAGAGACGCCAGATGCTCCTCGTCTTCTCCAGTAAGTTCCCTGACCTCAACCTCAGTGTGCCACTTGTCCTTGTCGCTGTCGTAAAGACCACGAAGCAACTCAGCAGTGGCATCTGGAAAACCTGCCATGTGAGGAACCGGGTCCTCAATAGCCTCGTTAATAGCGTCAGCCGTAGCCTGATCACCCATCTAATTGTGCTCCTATTGGAAGTGTGTTGTGTGTTACTGGATGCTGTCGATGCGGGAAGCGGCGTCGCCTCCAGCGAAGTCCAACTCAAAGCCCTCGTGGTTCAGCACGATCTGCTGAATCAGGATCGAGGAGTCACCAGCGTTGAGGTCACCCATCGAGAAGGAAGCGGGCCAGCAGTTGAACAACTTGTAGGCCATCTTAGCCTCACCGGGGGGCGTCAAGTCGGCACCGTCAGCGTAGTGCTGGTACGGGCCAGCCGAGGTCGGGTGGTCGTACACAGCGACCTTGACATCGCAACGGTAGTCGTTGTCGCCGGAGGAGGAACCGCCCACGGCGGCTTCTCCCTGAGTCCACGTATGGAGGAACCTCTGCCACTTGTACAGTTGCTCCTGCCCAGTGAACACTCCCTTGGTCAGGGTGACGGGGCCGTAGTCCGACTGACCAACCATCTTGTGCGGGTGCGTGTTCATGCCACCCTCACGATAGGCGATCATTTCGTTCTGAACGGTCAGACCCGAAACCACCGAGAAACCAAGGTTGGCAACGCCGTCCATAATACCGGCGAGGGTGCCGGACGGCTGAATGGTAACTCGGAACTTAAAGTTCCTGAGTGGGTCAGTTGCTGCTGCTCTTGCCATGAGTAATTACTCCTTAGTGTTTCAGACGGATTCGACGGAGTTGCTACCGCCCGTCCACTGGCTGAGGTTGATAACGATGAACTCGGCGGGGTACTGGAGTGCCACACCAACTTCGATGTTCACGATGCCCTGATCGATGGTGTTAGACGTGTTGATCGTCTCATCACAAACAACGAAGAACGCCTGAGCGGCGTTGTTGCCACGAAGCCCGCCAGAGCGGTAGAACTCGCCAAGGAATCCCGAAACCACGATGTTGATGCGTGACCAGAGGTTCTGGTCGTTGGGTTCAAACACCGCAAACTGGGTCAGGTTCTTAAGCGAGTACTTCAGGTAGTTCAGGGTGCGGCGCACCGGGATGAACTTGTCGGCACCGACACGCTCAAGAGTGCGAGCACCGTAGGCGACGATGCCGCCACCGGGGACAACCTTGAAAGCGTTGACGTACGGGTTACCGTTGTAGAGAGTCCCGATGTCAGCGTCTGACAGGTCAACCGCAGTACCAAGCGCACCAGCAATCTCAGCGGAGAAGCCAGCGGGGGCCTTGGAAACCGAGCGCTGAATCTCCGTGCGAGAGATGAGGCCAGCGACAGCACCACCGGGGTAGGTGGTACGAACGGCACCGGGGCCGGTCTTGCCGGGGTCAACCATGACGAGGGCCGGGGCGTAGTGAGCGGCGTAGCCGCCGTTCGACAGGCCAGCGAAGTTCGACGCAACGGTCTGAACCTCGGTCAGCGTCTCAGATGTCTTGTCGGGGTCGATGACCACGAACGAGTCACCACGCTCAGCCGCCTTGTTGACCAGTGGCGAGAGCGCCGTGGTCGAGGTCTGACCAACAGCGTTCATAATCAGCGTGCCCTCGACGTTGTCGATGCGGTCAACTGCCGTGGCAAAGTCCTGAGCGCCCACGACGCCCTCGGTGCCTCCGGTGAGAGCCCACTGCTCCGAGCCCTCAAGGATGAACGACATATTGGCGTCAGTCGCATCAGTAGCGACGTTGCTGACGGTGATGTACTTACTGTAGGTGTTGACAACCGTGCCAACGTA